CGATAGATTAACCGCCACTGGTGGACATTCGTCTTCCCCCCACGGACACATCCGTCCGCATGCCAGGGACAGGGCAACCGCCACCCGAGGACACGAGATACTTTACCACACTAAAGTCCGCCGCACACGGACAGGTGGGTGTCCATGCACGGCGGTCAGTGTTCACTTCTGGCGGACTTTAGTAAATGGCATAGATGTCATTAGGTACACAAGCAGAGGTACTTTTTGCGACAGAGGATTGCGATTTGATTGTAGTTTTAAAAGCGTCTCCATAGAATGTGATTCTATTGTTGTTTGGAGTAAATAGCCCAGCTCTCGAATAAATAACCATTCCAGCAGTCGTAGAATCTGCATCAAAAGAAGACATCATAAATGGGATAGTCGTGGATAGGTCTGTAATCGGCAAAATATAAGTGAAGTTTCTTGCTGTGTTTGTAATTAGTAACATTTTAGCTTTTGCTAGTTCTGTTCCGTCTAGAGAAACAGGGCTGTCAAGATTTAAAGTTGTGCCAGCAATTCCACCGATTCTAACCATTTTCATTCCAGCCGCATTAGCCGCTTCAAGTGCATTGTTTGCAACTCCACCAGCGGCAACTGCTGCGTCATTAGCGGCCTGCACATCTGTTGCAGTTCCGAAATAGCTAGCTTCATGACCGTCAAGGGTATGTGCATCAATCTGTTCCGGAAGACTAGAGCCTAAGAGGAACGCAAGGCTTTCGCTGGTTTCATCGATATAGGCAATTACTTCATGGGTCATTTTGAAACAGTCAGTTACCAGGATATTACCAGTTCCCGCCATAATTCCATTATAGGCAGTTCCGTCTACAGTGAATTTGTATCCAGTAACATAGTCAACAGGAGCAATAAACTTGAAGTATTTTCCAGTGCTGTCGCTTCTTGTAATTACATAAGTGTCAGTATTAAATACGCAGTCCGCATTTGTAATGCTGTTATTCTGGTTGTCTTTCATTTGGGTGTCAATCTTTGTGGTGTTGCTGTTGCTCCACAATGGGTTAAATAAATCATCGCCACTAGGTAGAGTTAGACCGAAATTAGTAGTAGTGCCAGCCATAATATATTACCTCCTTATTTTTGTTCAACTAACAACTTAGAGTTGATTAGCATCTGGTGGAAAGTGGCGTTATAACCAGACATGTCTGCGAAAGTATTATTCTTTGCCGCGATTTCATCGTTTGTGCTTCCGTTGTCAACATGAAGTGTGCATAGATAGTCAAACATGTTTTGAATATCCACATATTCACCAGTCAACAGGTTCCACACATGTACTTCAAGAATCTGTGCCTGTACAAGGTCTGGAATCTTAGACATCTGTAAAGCTATCTGTTGGTCTGTGTAGCTATTTGCCCCCTCAATCAATGTCTGGAATTGCGACTTTGCCTGTGCAATTTCAGCACGTAAAAGCACAATTTGCGAATTGATTAGATTTTCAAAATCCTCAATCTCACCATCTGTTTTACTTGTGTATTCCGCAAACTGGTTTTGTACATTGGTTTCAAAAGCGGTCATTTCATTTTCCAGGCCATCAATTTGGTCCTGCATATCCTGCATAGGCCCGGAAACAAAGTCTGCTATGCGACCATCAACATATTGTTTTGCGGCCTCTGTAACACGTTCTTCAAGGGTATCAACTTTAATGTCTAAGTCTTTTAGAGCCTGAATAATCCAATCCAGATTCAAGTCATGGAAATTGGTATATGGAAAATGTTCAAATAGTCCCATTATCTCACCACCTTAATAAATTAATAGACAAAACCTGTTCTTAAAGCTCTCAATAATATAGTTGTAGATGTTAAACTTTGCAATGTCTCTTTCCTGTTCAATCATTTTTTGTTTTGTGTAAAAACCTGTATTTCCTGCAATGCTTCCTGTGTGTGTGCTATCTCTAGTTCCGTTATCAGAAGTCTTTGTATTCTGCTCGGTATTTATACTAGAGTTAGCCGTTGAACTCTCTCCGATATTTTCGTTTTCTTCCGCTATACCAACATTCCTGTCTGTCGGTGTGAAAGTGGTTTCATTATATGCGCTTTTTGAATCCTCGTTGTTGCTGGTCTTATCGCTTGTTCTTTCTCTTTCAGCATCGACACTGCTATCACTTTCAGAGTTCCCGGAGATATTTGCAGTACCGTCATTTGTTGTGTATTCGTTGTCTGTCCATGTTTCTTCTCGGTCATAGTTGGAAATAGGATTATATTCCAATACCGTTGTTTTGTATAGTTTATCCCATACAGGCTTTTCTTTTCCGCTCCACAATCCAATCATGGTCTGCATGAAATACGGCTGTGGGTACAGAATTTCCAGTTCAGCGCACTCACACAGAAGGTTCTGAACTAGAATATCTTTGTCCAAATCTTCCGGAATTTGAAAGTCATTAAAAAGCTGGTCATTATTCTGATACAGCCCTAGCAGGCTCATTGTTGCTCTCAATAACTCCACCCTCCTTTTGATTCAAATTGTAAGCGTCAGGGAATCTCCATTCAACAGAAATATCTGTACCGAACATGTTATTAGTTCTCTCAACAGATTCCTGCAACTGTTCAAGCCATAGAGAGCATTTACTAGCTGTTTCAATGTTGTTGGCGTTGACCTCGTCTGTGACAAGTCGTTCACGCTTATCTGTGTTTGCGTTGGGAATTCCGATGTCGGTATCAAACATAGCCTCAATCTTTCTCATATCACTAAGAATATCAGACGAAATATAGACCTGCTTCAAATTCTGTTCAAACGCCTCCCAGGCTCTACTTCCGTCGTCCTTGTAAAGATTCTTGTCGATAACCGTACAAACCTCGCCCGATGCAACTCTGTCATACATCTTCTTGAAACTCTCCGCGGCTGTCTTATTTCCAGCCGCAAAGACATACGAAAGATGTGTGTTCATTAAGTTCATGCCTACTGATTCAGAACATAATGCAAGCATATCCGCATAATATCCGACAATGTCCATAATTCCGCCATAGTCAGGCTGTAGCTTTATGATGGTACACTGCTTCCCAATCTTCGGCTGTAGTGTTCCACGCAACAGCGGGTTTGTAATTAATGCTGTAGTTGGCTGATAGAATACATTGTAGCCAGCCAAGCCGCAAGCCTGCGGGATTACTCCGAACTTGTCTGTATTAACAACTGCAATATATCCCCAGCAATACAGGACATAGAGAAAATAATCTTTACTCCAATGTTCTGGCAGGTTCCATTTAAACAGGCTCATTGCTTTTTGCAACAGATAGCGTCTGAAATAAAATGAAAGACTAGTGTTTTTACAATGTACTGTAGAAGGACTTTGCGCGGCATTTGCCAGATTGATATAGTCATATTGTGCCGGGATTCCGCTACCGATTGGCATTAAATTCACCCCTTTCTAAATTTAAATAGTAGCCATATTGGCAGGCCCGCTGGAGGCAGAGGCGGTGTTTCTCCTGTAATGTATTCATACCAGGTGTTTGCTTGTGTGCTTCTAGCAGGCTGTGGTGTAACTTCCGGTCGTTCATAATTATATAGCCATACTTGTGCCAGATATGACGGTGCCAGTTCCGATATTGTGAAATCTTCGAATGTCATGGGGTACTTTGTGGTGCGTATCCACTGCAAATGATTTTCAAGCTCGTAAATGATACGCTCCATTTGCTTTTGCCCGTTGTTTTCCCAGCCATCGCCAGCCCAATCGGCATACTTTGTATATGGTGTCCACTGTACTAGACCATACCCGCCTTTAGCGACAGCGTCAAGGCTTTCCCAGATTCCGGGGTTGAGTGTGGATTCTGTCTGCATGTTACCAAACATCGCCGCTATTGCGTTATCTGTCCAACCTTGTGCCCTGAAATACGCATGCATAATATCCGCGTTATTTTGCTGTTCGCTGGTTGTTAGATACCTGTTTCCGCTTATCCATGCCATACAATCACCTATTCAAAGAAATAGCCCGATTCTAGATAGTTTTTAATGTTACGGTTTTCAACGCTTGTACCCGGAAGTGTAACATCAGCATGAAGAATCAGCTGGTATCCGGGAATTGTTGATAGTTTCTTTGCCTGACATAGCGGTCTGCCAAGGTCAGCATTATCTTCATTGACGGGGGGAGCAAACTTTGCGTATATAGCAGGGCTGTTCATAAAATTAGCAATTGAACCATTGCTTCCAGATATGCTTGTCTGTGGCAAGAACGAATTGATTGCGCTTTGAATGCCGCTTGCAACTCCACTAATCATTCCAGTTGCGAAACCTATTCCGTCAGCAGACATTGCGGATTTTGCTGTAGACCCAACAATACTTGCAACATTTGACACTGTAGATAATGTGCCATTTACATAGTCTACACCAATCTGCGCTATTTGAATAGGAACGCCGAACTGACCAGTACGCACTGCCAAACTATAGTCGCTGTCTGACGTCTGTAATCTCATGGTGGAGTTTCCAGTTACAAAATCTGTACGTACCTCCATAAATAGTGTGGAAGTATCATACAGTGCGCTTGTGTCAAGAGGGATTAGACCCCACACACGGCTATCGAAATCATACGTTGAAAATGGTGACAGATTTAAATACTTTCCTCTTGAACTAGCAAGCGGGTGTTTCGGAACTTTCACGGTATAGGCTTCTGGAATAACACCGGTTGTTTTTAGTTTTGAACACGTAACGCCAATGTTCCACCATCCGAAATCTACACTTTGAACTTCTTCGCCCTTTGGGGCATTTGTAGGATACCAAATAACGCTGGAGATATACTGCATAGGATTCATTAATACTTTTAACAGGTCATCGCTAATATCTGATACGCTGCCAATCCATGAAGTATCGCCGAGCATGTACTTCATGAAATTTCTAAATTGGACTTCGTTGAATACATAATAAGCAACTGCGCCGATTGCTTCCTCTGCCTTATTGATGATACCCACGACATACGTTCCGCTTGTAATACTTGACGCTGTTGGGAAATCTTCCATTTCGACAGTTGTTAGAGTGCATGGCATTTTTGCAGGATATAGCATATCAATAATATTTTCGTCTCTGCTATGCGAGGAACGTAAAACATACTGTGTGCTATTTCCGATATACTCCTTCCAAGTTGCTAGGGCGTCAACTTCCATAGTTGCCCGCCATAAATGCCCAGGCTCAGCTGTCCAATCTCTTATAAAGTAGTATCGATTTCCAAAATCTGAAATATAGGCGTAGTTATAAAAAGACGGATTACCATTTAAACCAAAGTCAAATAGAATTTCCGGGGATAAAAGACTTGTGTTATCCTTTAAAACCGCGTCATGTGTTTTCTGTACAACAGTATCATCCGGTATCTTTGTACTGTTTTCGCGCTTATTAAATGTATATAATGTTACCTCTAACATAATACACCCCCTTTAAAATAGGGCCGGCGGTTGGAGGATTACCGCCAGCCCTCCCGGTATCAATCCAGCAGGAGAACAGCACCCTTTTCGGTGATGTCCTGCAACGTTCTGAAATTGACGTGGTCAACGTCATTCCAGTATCCGCCGACAGGGTTAAACGGAGTCAGGCTGTTCCATGCATTAACCTGCGCATATCCAAGGGCATCTTCATCAAAGATAACACCAAAGATACCCGACTTTTCTGTAGCCGCGGCACCCGTTTTAACAGAGCCGTCGGTGTGCGTGTAGACAGCGGTTGCGTTAATGCTGTCTGGGGTCTCGAGGGACTGCCAGAAGTTGACGCCCTCATAGTCTGTATACTGCAAGTAGTTGTCATGGAAAGTATTCGCCTTGACCATTGAATCAAACATGTCAAGAGCCTTGCTATACAGATATACTTTCTGCTTGTTGGGCGGCGTATGCCGCATGACATGCTTTCCATTTACTACTGTCTGGAACAGTTCAGAACGCTCACTAAACATTCTGGAAATGTTTGCAATACGGCTGTATACAAATTCCATAAAGTTCTGGAAGTTTGCAGGCTGATATACAGTCTCACTGGTTAGCTCCAAACCTGTCAAGGTGTTATACTCGGACAGCAAGTGAACCACCCGGCCTGTAGCGTTCTCTTCTACCAGAGACGCAATAAAGTTTACAAGCAATCCCCTTGCGATTGTCTCCCGATACTGCTCTAGTTTGTCGCTCCTGTTCTGTGCTACCATTGAATTAAATCGCATAAACTCGTCAGGGGCACTAAATGCCACATCCAGATTGTCACGGAACAGAGTAAAGATATTTTCATAAACGCTCTGCCCGTAGAAGTTAGTCTGTAGAATCTCTGGCTTATTCAGCTTGAACATATCTACACTAACGCCGTTTCCGGTCGGATTGTCTGCTTCAGTTGCGTCATATGCTACAGGGTATTTAAATCTCTGGTCATCCTGCACTGACTTTTCGGCAATAGAAATTTTACGGATGGCGTTGCCCCATCTGTCCATTGACATTTCCAAACCAGAAAACTTTCTGGTATATGGTCTAATGGAAAAAATTGTTCGTCCCCACATTTGAGACATCGCATTAAGAATCGGCTCATATCCGGTTTTCAATGCTGTCTGTGCAACAGATACAAATTCTCCGGGAGTAGTTGCCGCGAGGGAGGCCTGCCCGGTTGCCTGCTGTACCAGACTATTTAAAACGGTACTAGCCTGATTCACAATCATATCATTTACATTCGGCATCTAATATCATTCCTTTCTAATAGGTGGGTTAATAATTTCAGCTAGAATTTCTTCCGCTGTCTGCACTCTAGGCTGTGCACTATCGGCAATATTATTTCCCTGTACAAGCCCGGTCAACTTCTGCAATTCTGCAAGAATGGGGTCGATAGTATTCCCGGGCGCCGTTGCTGGTGTTGTAGTTGTAACGGGTGGTGCGGTTGTAACAGGTGGTGCGGTTGTAACAGGCGGTGTGATTGTAACAGGTGGTGCGGGCGTAACAGGTGGGGCTGTTTGAACATGCTGTTCTGTGTTAACTACTGTCGTGGTACCTGTCTGCTTATTTGCCAGCATACTCAATCCTGCAATTTGCTGGGCGTTAAACCCTGCTTTAGTCAAGCTCAAAACATCTTCTGGTGTGAACATTACACTTTCACCGCCTTTACTGCGTATCCGCTAGCTTCATAGGTAATATCATACGTTCCCTGTTTACATTTAAGCCGCTTTGTATACCCCGCATATTCCATGTTCCGAGCCATCAAGTCCGCAAGTGTTTTCACATCTTCACCAGCAGGCCGTTCAACAAATCCTGCGGCCTTCTCTTCCGCTGTCCATCCCTCATGCTCCTTGTCTTTAACCAGTGAAAAGGTTGCTCCCGCTTCTTTCAACTTTTTGTTAATGACCTCGTAACTATCGCCATTCCAAAGCCCATTTCTAATGATTTCCGTAAAACTTTTTACCATAATAACCTCCTTATTTTAAATAAACTAAAATACAGTGCCCATTGATTCTTGGGGTATAAACTCGCGCACCGTCTGGTTTTGAATAGTATTCACTACTTCCGCCAGAATCCAGCATGACAGCATCCCGCCATCCGGACTGTACAAGCAGTTTTGCCAGGGGCTCCGGTTTGCTTGCAAAGCTGCTCCCGTCTTTTGTCACATACAAGCATAAACGCTCTTCACCGTTTAAAACCTTTGTCCCTATAACGGTACGGCCTCGCTTCCCTCCTTGCGCTGTAGTGTAAATAGGTTTATCAACTGCTTTCCCGCCTTTTACCAACACACTGCATGCAATATAATTGTTGTAGTCCAATGACGGATTTCTCCCAAGGGTGCTGTTATCGCTTGGAATTATTCCAAGATGGAAAGAATCGGGCATCTTCTCATTCCAGAGATAGCCAGTATACGTATAAATGCTTTTACATTTTACATCGTCATTTATTTTCAAGGGGCACACTGGTTTTAATGTTTTGGTATTATATAGAGTGCCGTTAATTGCATAGTCGGCTCCTGTCTCTTTCATGATGTTATACAAGCTCTTTCGCGTCTTTGTATTATCATAGATTGAAATTTTTTTGATTTTCGATAGAGGAATAGACACCCCTATACACGTTTTATTTCTCATTTGTCATCCTTCACCGTATCCTTTAGCAACGCTACAACCTCCCTTAAATCGCGCAGTGCTTCTGTATTTTCTGCAAGTACATCTGACCACCGCATGGATTCTTTTGCATGGGCTTCCTGCTGTTTATACTGCATCCAGAAAAGAACCCCAACACACACAATAGGAAATCCCAGATTGCTAACAAGCTGAATCATAGTATTTGCATCCATAAACATCTCTCCTTAGAAAATTAAAATGAGAAGAGAGGCTTCTAGCGGCAGTCAACCGCGCGCACCAGCTTCCGGCTGTGACTTTGTGCAACCTCCCTTCTCTTTATCCATCATAACACTATCGGAGGTACTTTGTCAAGAGATTTTCACAAAGATACTCTTCAAATGTTATTTTCTCTTGCATATAGGCTTCCCAAAGCCAGCCATACATACGTCTGAACCGCTGAATGTCAGATTCACTGTCTGAATATGTCGGTGGACTTCCTGTGGTGTGCATTGATACGTAATATGTGCCGTTTGATTTATGTCTATAAATACATATTTTAGATATAGCGCAGACTGGATTATATTCTTTGAGCGGTCTGCTTCCTACTCGCCCCATATCATTAAAAGCAAACTTATTATCAAGTGCCATTTCTGCGAACCGTGTTCCTCTTGTCGCCCTATAGAGAACAGTGTCACGCTTTTCTTCTGAAATGGGAGATTTTTGAAGCATGTACAAGCATATTCCCCTGGCGTTATCTTGATACACTTCTCTGCCCTTATCCAACATGTCAGTGGCTTTCTTGACAAGGTTGAATCCGATGAAAACAGGGTTTGCAACATCGTTCGCGTTTGCTAAACATAAAAGCTGTACAGGGTGCTTCCCTTGAAGCTCTCTGTTTCTGTTGACTGTCTCGTAACAGTTCATAAGCGCTTCAAATTCGTTTTTAATCGGTCTTTCATGTCTCTCGGGGATGAATTCGTCAAATATCATAAGGTCTACATCGGAAGCGTCAAAACCTCTGATATTTGAGAATGTGGAAAGTGCGGCTGAATATCCAATAGGCTTTCCATCTGGAATTTGCTTCCCATCTTCGTTTTCTTTGCAGTAATAGAACGCACTATTATATTTCGTAACAGGTGAACAGGTGATATTAAGGCCTCTATCTTCACAGATACGTTTAAAGGGTGAAAACTCCGGCCTTGTAATAATATCTGCTTGCGATTGTGTTCTCCGTATAAATAGGAACGTTCTTTTACTGTCAAGGCACTCGCAAAGACTTCCGTATGTTTTCCCCGTCCCGCGCCCTCCAACCGCAAAGTTGAAGGGCAGGGAACGGTTTAGCAATTCATGGATATTCAAATAGCCGCTTTCAAGATATATGCGGCCCATGTTTGCTTAGATAAGAGTGCAGGCGATAAACTCGCGTCCAGCCTTGGAAGTACCGGAAGTAATTCCAATAGAGAAGTCCTCGCCCTCCATTAGATTTGCAATGTTCATGAAATCCTTCTTGAATGTCGCGCTGTTGGTAGCGTAAACAACACCTTCCATATCCATAATGGAAAGAACTTCAACTTCCTTGTTGTCCTTGCTGTTGAAATCAGTGTAAACACAGTATGCATACACATCAATACTAGACCCAATATAGTCCTTCATCTTCTTGATACCGGCGTCGAGGGTCATCTTGTAAGCTTCCTTCTTAGTCAGTTCCGTGCTAGTCTTAACGATAGTCATTGTTTGTTTCTCCTTTAAATAATTTTATTTACCACAGCTTTGCTGTTGGTTACTCATATTGATACCGTGTCTCCGTCAACAGCCGCTTATAATCTGCGGCTAATCCTAATGTGTAAGTGCTAGGCCGTAAGCAGACATTAGAAGTAATTTTTACTGTGCGGCCTTCCGCTTTGTATTCTGTAATGCTAGGTTTGTCGTTATAAACCGCTTCGAGCCCTCCTGCTTTATTAAAAGTAAAGCCCTCACGAAATGCTGTTATACCTCCGTGTTCTTCTAGCTCCTTTCCTCCTAGATTCTTTGAAACTCCTGCTATCGTGCATACCAATTTATCATCTGGTGTTTCTCTGTATACATATTTCTTAGCACCCATTGTACAAAACTCGAACATATCATGTTCTTTCTCATAAACACCCATGTAATGAGTAATTCCAGATGGGTCTGTCGCGTATGCTCCACTTTCTTTACTGGCTCTAATACGCTCCTTGTTAAATTTATCAAAATCTATTTCCCCAAGATATTTTACTGAATCTGTATCGCAGTAAACGAATTGCGGCGCGTCTGGGTCATTAGTGTCACCATGTGCAAGCTGTATTCCCTCTTCAAGTCTGTATCTAGCCCATGCTGTAACCCAGACTCCCCACTGATACGCCAGAAACGCTTTTTTATTATGCGCAAGCAACAATTCCGCTTCATTATCATTCTGTTCCTTAAAATCTTCCTCAATGAAAAGTATTGACTGCTTTACCGGGTCTTGTGCGCACATTCCATATAATGAGTTCAGCTTGTTCTTAGACTTCATATACAGCAATTCTTGCCCTTGCACATTTTTCAATTCTGTTTTATAATGGTAGTATTGACAGATTGTCTCTATTAACGGCTTAGGAAGATAGCCATATCTTGCAGTAGCAAAATCAAAGAAACGTATGTCTTTCCATGAATATTCACTTATAATGATTTTCAAGTCAATATCAGTTATTGTAGTTTCGAGATAGTCGGCTGAAATAATTCTGCCATTATCAACAAGCGGATTCTCAATATGCCTGCACTTTGATAATGATAGATACGGGCATCCCCAGTCAAGTCTAGTTAGATATACTCCGGTGAGTGCCACACGCATTAAACAGGCTTTCTGACGCCTACCAAGCATCTTTATAGCTTCATCATAGGAGATTTCACCAAGCCTGTAAAATTCGCTTATTGGAAACTTGCAGTTGCACATAACATCTGGATAACTGCTACTTCTGTCTGCGCTGTGAACATTGTGCAATGTGTAATTTGTATAGTACCTGTTAGCGTGTGTATTTCCACCACGGAACGCTTCCCTTAACATTTTATACGTTTCATAATCCGGCAGTTGCGTTTTTATGAAGCCTTTAGATACAGCAGACATCGCTTTCTTTGCATCGCGTCTAACATATCCTGTAGAAGTCAGAGGAAATGTATACAGGTTGTCTTTGTCATGTTCCATTTCAATTTCTATTGCTTCTACTAGTCCCTGCACATCATGTATGCAATACGCTAGTTCTTCATCCGTCAATTCAGTCCAAGGATACCGAATTTTTTCATAGTCGAACGTGCCAGTCAGTTTCTTGTGTTTAACTCCCATTTTCTTTGTATAGGTGTCTAAACTCATGTTGCTATGAATATATGAGCATCTAAACTCAAATTTATCATACATAGTACACTTCAACACTTTTCTTGATTTAACTGCAAACACGTCCTCTGGCTTAAAGTCGTATATTCCTCTTAAGAACTGAAACTCAAAGGAAAGATTGTGAACAAACACAACCAGAACGCTATCATCAAGAGTAGCCGCCAGTTTTCTTTGAAAAGATTCAAACTGTTCCCATGTCCTCCCAACTACTGTGTATTCATCACCAAATTGCCATTGCCAGATATACATAATGGACTGTTCAATGTCAACTAGCCGAGTGGTTTCAATATCGAATGCGGTTATCAGGTCTTTATACTTTGTCCGCCTCCTTGTTTTCTGATTGCCTGTCTTCCGTTTTACAAGTGGAATTTCATAGAGCCAGTCATAAGGAAACTTTTCCGGCGGAATCACCAAAGAAATTCGTCCAGGTCACGAAGTAGTCCAGCAGAGCTTTTTTCTTTATCATTCTGCTGTTTTTGATGTGGTGTGTCCCTTTCTTCTTTCCACTTTATGAAATCCCGAAGAACCTCGGCTCGTTTATTGGTTTTCTGCGTTGCTCTATCAACAGCTTCTGAATTCGAAATCTGTTCATAAAAATCGAGAGCTACCATTGAACCATACCCGCGATATTTGCTATCTTTCCATTCTCTGAAAAATTCGCCAACATCAAGAAAATTTTCTTTTGTTACAAACTCATAGCCATGTTCTTGGAACGTCTTGACAGCTAAATCTCGGTATCTTTTTATTCCTGACAGAGTTCCTGTTCTTGCTTGTATCATTTTAGCGGCTTCTGCAAGCAATATTTTTCTCTCATATGGTTTTAATTGAGAAGTGGGCTTAAATTTATTCTGGTTAAAATACCATGTTTTAGACGCCCTGCCTAACTCGGACTTTGAAATCTGTTTAAGCCGCGCAACGACTATTTTACGGAGCCTTGTATATTCGGCTTTTATGTTCTCTTCTGTCCACACATCCGCATGACGTATAGCATCCAATGTGTAGTAATCAGGCGTGTCCTTCGGGTCAAGAAGTTCTCCAGTTTCCGGATTTACTATCCGATTTAGTTCGCTCATGTCGTTCTATTTCCTCCCTAAAGAGTAGTCGGCATAATGCAGACGTGCTCATATCTCGCTCCATTGCTACCCTGCCAATGGCTATACGTAGGTCATCAGGAAGAGAAATTGTCATGCTATTGGAGCACCGCCTATAATTAATCCTAGCCAATACTTAAAATCCCTCCCTTCTCTCTTTAATGTGACCTTTAAACATGGATACTTGCTCTTTACGCGCTTTGCTACATCTAATGCTTCCTCTAATGTATCGGCAAAATAATGTCTTGCACCTAAAGTATAGTGGAACGTCAAATGATAGTATGTCATATGCAATGCCTCCGTGCTTCTTCTCTGCATTATTGGCCGTATATGTCCGATACCGCAGACAGAGTTTCACATGAAACGTTAGAAAGTGAACTTTTCTTTTTCCTGGACGGCTTTTGGCTGAAACTTCGCCTCGCAAGCGTCAACAGCGTTTCTAATAGCCGAGAACATGGCATCCACCTGCTCTCCACTGTACTCATAGCTTGCACCTGCACAGTTCTCCAGAATGCCCAGCTTGTCAATAATGGCATTCACGCGCGGGCCTGCGATGCGGATAAATTTCTCATTGCGGGTCTCGTTCTCGGGAATGATAGAATTAGTCTTTGCCATGATAATGTACCTACCTTTTTATAATATTGTCTAGGCATATGCCTATGGGCACGGGCTTTAAGGGTTAACCCGTGAGAACCGTTGCTAGTTAAACTATTCTCCGTCGTACCTATCACCAGTTAAAACCTCATACATATCACAAGCGGCAACCCAGCGGGCGCGCCATATTTTAGCCGTCTCCGAATCGCTTCTGTCGTTCTTAATCCAATGCTGGGTTTGTCTCCACAAAAAATCAATGTCCGCGCGCGCTTTCTCAATTCTTTCTTTCTTAGTCATTTCGTGACCTCCATCTTATTTTTGTCTTTGTGTTCTTCCCTCTTGCTAATTATAGTATACCACAATTATAATAATTGTCAATAGTTTTTCTTGTTTTTTTTGGTATATGAAAAAGTAATAGCTGATATAAGTACAAGTAATAGAACTTTAGTGCTTTAGTCGGCTAAAGTAAGTTGTGAATGTTTTAACAATCTCCCTGTCCCTGGCATGCGGACGGATGTGTCCGTGGGGGGAAGACGAATGTCCACCAGTGGCGGTTAATCTATCG